GCACACTTACCATTAATTACAATCAACACAGCTAATGGAACAGGAGCTTCACTGGTTGCCACAGAGATTCTCGGTGATGGTGAAGAACTTGAATTGTCAACAACTAGAATTGGATCAATTTCTTCATTGCGGGTTATCAGTTATGGTTATGATTATGTTTCTGCGCCACAAATTTCATTGCGTAATGCTGACTTAGTTTTATCAAATGTTACTGAAGGTCAAATCTTTGTTGCCAACACTAAAATTTATCAAGGCACATCAAATACAAATACAACATTCGTAGCATATGTTGATAGATATGTTTCATCAAATAACCACATGAGAATTTATAATTATAGTGGTACATTGAATGAAGCTACACAAATTAAATCGAACGACAACGCAGTTTCTGCAAATGTTGTTGCAATATCATATTACGGAGACGGTAAAGCTAAAGCCACCGCTGCTTTCGAGAATGGTCTGATTCGTTATCCTGGTATTTACTTAAATGAAGATGGCCAATTAAGTGCTGACAAGAGATTGCAGGATTCCACGAAGTATCATAATTTTTCATATGTTATCAATACGGAAAATGATTATGTTAAGTTTAAGAAAGCCTTGAATGATGTTGTGCATCCTGTCGGAACTAAAACTTTTGTTAATAGAGTTAGTGCCAATGAAGCAACTGCGACCAGACCAAATAACACAACAATATTAATTTCTGTAAAAACTTTAGCCAACACATTCAATATTTCGAATGGTTCGAACAGCATGGTTGCTACAGGTGCATCATCAAACCTATCATCTATTATTTCTGTTGGTGATTATGTTACATTAACATCTGTTGAACGCCAAATTAGTGGTACGGTTAATATTGGTGCGTCTTCTAATGTTATTGTCGGTACATCAACAAACTTTATCAACGATGTGCAGGCTAATGATGTTATTAAACTATCAACAGGAAACACATCAACTGTATTGGAAGTCCTAAACGCAAATACGATTTATACATATACGAATTTCCAGATTTCTAGCAACACAGCAAATATTAGTTTGTTGTTTAATGACACAAAACAGGTCACCTTTGTGAATGCTAACACTATTTTGGTTAGCACTAATTTTACAACAAATTCGACCTTTGTGGTAACATATCACCAAAAACTTGAATAAATAAAGACATGCCTTCAATAATTACTAAAAATTTCTCGACCGAGTTAGCTCAAGATTTCACCTCTCTATTTGATATTGGTGCAAACGATTATTTGCCGCAAGATAAGAAGTCTTTTATTTTTGCAGTGCTCGGCAAACAAATTCCATGGAACGAAGGAGTTGAAGTTGCTCCCACACCAACACAAAGTATTCCGGGATTTGTACAATGTTGGGATAATGCTATTGTTGCAAAAAGAATGTCTCTGAATGATATTTCTTATGTTGTTCCTAGAAGAAACTGGACTTCAAACACAAGCTATTACACATATGATTCCGGTAACGCAAACTACTATGTTTTAAATAGTCGGGATCAAATTTTTAAGTGTTTAGATAACAATGGTGGTGCAAGTTCTACTGATGAACCACAACTATTTCTATCTTCCACATCATTAGAGGAACCATATTTCCAGACCACCGATAGGTATAAGTGGAAATATATGTATACTTTAAACACGGCTCAAAAAGAAAGATTTTTAACTTCCGATTGGATGCCAGTTACCTTTAATAAGTTTGTGCGGGCAGCTGCTTTGAATCGAAGCATTGATATTGTAAAAGTTACAAACACTGGTAACAATTATGTCAATGGTTCAACACAAGCAATCATATCAATTAACGGTGATGGTACTGGTGCAGTATTGAGAGCCAATGTCTCCAATGGACGTGTTCAAAACGTAATTGTTCAGAGTCGTGGTTTAAATTATACAAAAGCCAATGTGATATTTACAGATATTACAGGCGGCAATGGGTCTAACGCAGCTGCTACAATTTCACTTGCACCACAGAATGGTCATGGTTATGATCCAGTAGAAGAACTTTCAGCCAATACAATTATGTTAAATGTTGATTTTGCCGGCAACGAGTCTGGTGATTTTCCAGCAGAAAATGAGTTTAGACAAATTTCATTGATTAAAAATCCATATGTTTTTGGAACATCAACGTTGGCTTCTAGTCAACTATATAATGTATACACAAAGATTAATGTGTCTCCAGGTATTGGTGATTTCAACAACGATGAGTATGTTTACCAAGGTGATACAATAGAGACCGCAACATTTTCAGCACAAGTTATTTCGTTTGATGAACTTACGAATAACCTATTTTTAAATAACATACTAGGTACATTCCAGCCAAACGTGACCATTAAAGGTAATCTGAGTGGTGCGATTCGAGTTGGCGTTTCAAAAACAGATCCGGAATTACATTTATATTCCGGTAAAACATTAATGATTATTAATCAGCAACCTTTGACTAGGGATCCAGATCAGACGGATCGAATTAAATTTATATTGAGTTTCTAACGAGGAATACATGACAACTCTTTTCAACTACGACCCATATTTTGATGACTTCGATGAAGACAAGAACTTCATGCGGGTTTTATTTCGACCTGGATATGCAGTCCAAGCCAGAGAATTAACTCAAGCACAAACCATCCTCGCAAACCAGATTGAGAAATTTGGTAATCACATATTCAAAAGTGGTAGTCCAATTGTTGGTGGCAAAATTTCACTTGATGACCGAGCATATTATATTCAGTTAAACACACAGTACAGTGGTGAAGATATTGTATTGGAAAACTTTTTAAACAAAACAATTATTAGTTACAACACAACTAAAATTGTTCGCGCTAAAGTTATTTCGGTTGATAATACCACAACGAATCCTATCTTGGTTGTTAAATATCTGAGCGGTGAAAAATTTGTTGAATCCGATGAGATAAAAATTTCTGGCCAAAACATTTTTGCACAGGCCATAGCAACAAATGCTGTTGGTCGTTCATATGTTGCCAGCATACAAGAAGGTGTATATTATTTTAAGGGCCAATTCGTAAAAGTATTACCTGAATTTTTGGTACTTGAAACTTTCTATCGTTTAGGTTATGACACATCAACAATTAACGTTTTGCCATCATATAAAATTGGTATTGAATTTGAACAAGAAATTTATGATGAGATTGATGATGCTTCATTGTTGGATCCTGCCCAAGGATCATTTAATTATCAAGCACCTGGTGCCACAAGATCAAAACTTATTACACGATTATCCAAGCGCACATTGGATTCGTCAGATGAATCCGCATTCTTTGAGGTTATTCGTGTCGTTGAAGGTGTTAAAACTAAAGAAGTTGCATATCCAATTTACAGTGAAATTGAAAAGACTTTGGCCAGAAGAACTTATGATGAATCTGGCAACTACACAGTTGATCCATTCGTATTGACACTAGAAGAAGATTATGCAAATCGAGCTAACAATAACTATGTCGATCCAAATTACTTCAGTGTAATTTTGGATCCAGGTAAAGCATATGTTGCTGGCCATGAATTCCAAACAATTGCACCAACTAAGATTGGTGTCTATCGCGGCCGCGCAACCTCCAATGTTGCGGATTATGATATTCCTACAAACTATTCGAGTTATGTTGTTGTTGAAAATATCCAAGGCACAACAAACTTGGATATCACCACATTTCCAACATTAGATATTCACTGTGTACCTAAACAATATATTGATAAACAAGGTACAGCATATTATAATTCCACAAAAATTGGTACAATTCGTGTTAATAATTTGAAGTACAATGGTGCAACCACAACAACATTAGGTTCATCACATACACATAGATTGAATGTTTTTGAAGCAAACACCACACCAATCATTGGTAACCTTGCTTCGTCCGGTAATGCATCTGCAAACGTTATCCTGCCGGCCGCATGGTGTACAACATTACAGGCAAACTCTTATCAGGGAATGTTTTTTCATATTACTGATGGTGCTGGCGCTTCTTTGGCACCAATCAGAATTGAATCTTCTGGTTCAAATTTCATTAGATTAGATTCCGCTTTAACATTTACTCCATCAGCAAACGCATTCACGATTGAATCTGGTTTCTCTGGTGCAGAATCTTTAGTGGTTCGTTCTGGTGGTGCATTGCTTTGGGGTGGTGATGTTAGTGCTGAATCGAGAGATTCTTCAGGCGATGCTTACATTACAGAAAAGAACAAAGATAGTTTGTTGTTTGCAATTCCTTTTGAAGCTTTAAAAGAAGGAACGATTACAAACTTTGACTTCTTTGCAAATAAAGTATATTCAAACAAAGTGTCCGATGGCGGCGGTGTAATTACACTCTCTACTGTTGGTACAGATACCTTTGCTTTTGCTGGATCAGCCGGTACTATAGGTGATACTGCTATTCTAGAAAATATTGTTTGTTTGGTGCGATCTGACACATCCACAACAAATGCAGCATCAGGTATTGCCGCAAACACCATTTTATCATTGGCAAATAACTTGTTTACAGTTACTGCTGTTAATAGCACAACAATTCAAGTTGACTTGAATACTGCTGCTGTTCGTTGCGACTTTATTGTCAAAACTAAAGTTAATCAAGCCGAAGATGGTACAAACGGTGCAATCAGAACCAAAACTTTATATCCAACCAACGATTATTTACACACAAGAGTTCCTTATGTTTTGGACGATGTAGATGCTTTAAATGTTGGTAATACAGGCACCGTTACGGCTGTTACTGGTGGTTATGTCTTTCCAGACATTGGTGTGACACACTACGACACTTCGAGTATTGGTGGTTCTTTTCCACTTAATAAACTGAAAACTCCTGGTGTTCCAGTTAGTTTACAAGTTGCTGACGTTTATGAAATTGTTAGAATTACTGACTCCAAAACAAACACCGGCAATATTACAATGTCGATGTTGACTGATCCAGCATATGATGTGACTGATCGTTATGAGTTGGATAATGGCCACAGAAAAACACATTATGACCACGCAACAATTAAATTGAAACGTGGTTATAGTTCACCGACTGGTTCATCTTTGATGATTCAGTACAAATATTTCAATCACGGCAGCGCACCATCTCCACAAAATAATGGTTTGTTTACTGTTGATTCATATACCGGTTTGACCAATCTAACATATAATCAATTACCAAAATTCTTCAATCGTGAAGATGGTAGAATTATTTCATCACGTGCAGCATTAGACTTTAGACCAACAAGAGATGTTGCCAGCACAACACTGACAGGTGCAGTTAATCCTGATCCTGATTCTTTGGCTGAATTGTCTTTTGAATATTACTTGCCTAGAATTGACCAGATTGTTGTTAAACCCTCACAAGAAATTTCAATCATTAGTGGAACACCTGATGTGTTGCCTACTGCACCACCAGTTGGTCCAGACGATTTGCACTTATACACAATGTTCGTACCGGCATATACCGAAAGTGTTAAAGACATTCGAGCCGACTTTAAGAATAACAAACGTTATACGATGAAAGACATTAGTGCTTTCGATTCCAGAATTAGAGGTTTAGAATACTATGTGGCACTGAATACGTTGGAAAGAACGGCCAACGATTCAAAAATATTAGATGCAACAGGATTAGAAAGATCCAAGTATGGTATTTTAGTTGACAACTTTATTGATAATTCCGTTCAAGCAACATATGGCGATGCTGGTTTTGATAATCGTTGTTTGGTTGACACTGGATTGCTGAAGCCGGCTTCGTTGATGCGTACACTTAAAATGGTCTGGAATCAAGCTGCTTCGTCTGGTTCATATCGTGCTATTGGTTCTGGTGATAAAAAATCTTTGATGATGGATTACACATCATCACTATTTGCACAACAAGACGCTGCAACAAAAACTGTAGGTGTTGCAAGTGCGTTGTTTGGTGCATTTAGAGGAAACATGAAACTGTTTCCCGAGTATACAGCCGAAGCTGATACAGAAACAACAGCTAGAGTTACACTGAATTCATTACAAGGTATTGAAAACCCATTTAATTTCTTGAATGATTCATTTAAATATATTTCGGATCAAAATCCAACTTGGAACAACGATGCGAATAATCCATTTGGTAAAACTATTGATTCAAAATGGTATGAAACTGTTTCAGACACAACTTCAGTTAGAGTGACAAGTGGTGGAGTTGGTTACGATTTAGGCAGTTTTGATTTTGGAACATTATCAACTACAACAAATGATGTATACATTAAAAAAGGTGCTCAATACACACAACAACTTCTTGCTGCGCCGACCGCAAGTACTGTTGACCTTGGCGATTATGTAACTGATGTTTCAATCAATCCATATTTAAAATCGAGAGCAATTTCTTTTGTTGCCAATTCACTACGACCAGATGCAAGATATTATGCTTTCTTTGATGGTGTTTCTGTTAACAATTACATTGTTGTTCCTAATAGAATTACAACAACTATTGGTACTGCTACAAATGGATTCGAACCAGGTGAACTTGCAGTTATTGGTGTTGACCAAACTGAAGTTAATACATACCTGACAAATTATAAAGCTCGTTCTGGAGATTATAAAATTGTTCGTATTATCAATGCTGACACTGCAAGAAATGTATCTTTAATTAATGAAACCGGTCTTTCACTACAGGGTAAATACATCAAAGGTGTCAACTCTGAATCGATACGATACATTGAAACTTTGGAAGAACACAAGTCTGGTGTAACACGAGCTGTTGGTGCCACGACCATCACTTTGGCTTCAGATGCACCATCATTTAACATTGCTGCATCTGCCAACACGAACGTCTTGTATCTAGTAAGATCGATTGGCACTACTGCTGAAGAGCAGCGAGGCACTGTTGAGAGTACCGCTTCGGGTGCAACCGTTGCGGGCGTAACATTCAATGTTATTGCTTATGATACAACAACAAAAGTTGCAACCATTCAACAAACAACAACTTCATCACAAAGAACTTTGAGTTGGTCGTATTCTTTAGGTTCAAATAACTCCACTCCATCTGGTGATGTTGGTGGTGTTTTATATCCACCTAAAGCAACATTCAGAACAGGTGAACGATTATTGCGTATTACAGAGTCTTTCAATAACACATATGATAAAGATGCCATTGCTTTCACTGAAGCTTCTTTTGTATCATCGGGTGTTGCACTTAAGAAAACAAATCTGGTCAATACTGTTTATAATTTTCCAACTTCTACCAAATTTACGGGTGAAACAACTTCAGCAGTTCTGACATCTTCGAGCACATCATCAGTCTTAACAGACACCGGCAACAACCCACCGCCGGCGCCAGAAAGAATTACTCCGCCGCCGGTTCCGGAACCAGCGCCGCCAGCGCCTGCGACAAATGATAATGATCCATTGGCGCAAACATTTTATGTTGATCCCGAATCATATCCACTAGGACTGTTTGCTGAAAGTATCGATCTATTCTTCAGTGCCAAAGATGATATCTTGCCGGTTACTGTTCAACTCAGACCAACTGTTAATGGTGCACCATCTACAGATTTCTGGTATCCAGAATCTGTGACAACAAAGAAACCAGACCAAGTAAATATTTCATCTTCACCAAGTGTTGATGTTGCTGCAACGAGTACTAAGTTTACTTTCCCATCTCCTGTTTTCTTGAAGCCAGGTTTGTATGCGGTAGTTATATTGACTGCTAGTCCAGACTATGTAATGTGGGTCGCTGAAAAAGGTGCATTGACAACAACAAATAAAACTGTGTCACAAAATCCATATGTTGGTACTTTGTACAAATCACAGAACTCAATGGAATATGTTCCGTTCTTAAATGAAGATTTGATGTTCACGATAAATCGATGTAAGTTTTTGACCAACACAGCTGCTTACTTCAGTTTAGATTCTGAAAAACCACCTAAAACATATTATGTTGACAAATTTAGATTGTTGGAAACTTCAATCAAACCGACTTCAGATTTCCCTGTTGCATCTAATTATTATTTTGTTTCAACACCAGTTAATGGTGCTAAAGAAACTCAGTATAGAAGTTTTGTTCCACAGGTAACATATAATTTTGGTTTAGATGGTAAGTATACACTTGGTTCTAGACGAAAAGAGTTAGTAGATAAAGGTGACTTTACAGTTAAGTATCAACTGTCCACAAATACAGATACGATTTCTCCAATCGTATCATTGGAAAGCTTACACATAAATGTATGGGAAAACTTTATTGATAACGCAGAGATTAACAATGAAGACTTCAATATTATTAGTCCTGGCGCAGGCTATGCTAATTCAAATACTATTACTATCAATTCATCTTCGGGTGGAGGCGCAACTGTTTTCATGTCGTGTGATGGAGTAAAAGGTAACGTTCTTTCAATGAATGTTTCTTCATCTGGTTTTGGTTACTTAGATGATTTTACAATTTCTTTCCCAAATGCAAATAATACTGCAAACGTTACCTCAAACGCAACGATTGTATTGAATTCTGAATTTGACAGTTCTGCTGGTCCTTGTTTGGCCAAGTACATCACTAAACCTGTTGTTCTTGCTGATGGTTTTGACGCCGGTGATATGCGTGTCTATATGGCAGTTAACAGACCATCAGGTACAGATGTTACTGTATTCTACAAATTGTTATCTTCATC